TGGCGCGGCCTCGAACAGCGGCGACAGTGGCGCGGCCTCGAACAGCGGCGTCAGTGGCGCGGCCTCGAACAGCGGCGTCAGTGGCGCGGCCTCGAACAGCGGCTACAGTGGCGCGGCCTCGAACAGCGGCTACAGGGGCGCGGCCTCGAACAGCGGCGACAGTGGCATTGCGGCCGATTTCTCCGGCACTGGCCGCTCTCGTTCCTGTGCCAATGGCGCTATCGTCTGCGTTAACCGCGACGATGAAGGAAACATCCGCCATATCCGCGCCTCGAAAGTCGGCGAGAATGGGATCAAGCCGGATGTCTGGTATGTACTGGACGATGCGGGTGACTTCGCGGAGTGGACGGAATGAATTCGTCCATCGACGCCCTATTACTCGCCCTCACCGCCCAATCCATCGTCCTGCTCGCCGATTCGGAATTCCTGCTGCGGCTGGCGGTTGAGAGTTTGGAGAGGTTGAAGTGAACCCGAAATATTACGCCGACCTAGCTCTCTCCGAACTCCGCGCCGCCGATAGAGCTATGCGCTTGTACGGCCCGTTTGCCAGTCGTGGCGTCAGATCGGCATGTGTTCAGCGAGCCCAATTCTACATCGGCATGGCGCGGTTTCGGATGGAGGGTGGAGAGTGAGTAAGAAATTGACAGACCGCGAGAAAGTTATCCGGCGGCTATATGCGCTGTCGAATGGGGACAATCCAGCACGCCCATTAAGTGGGATCTGCGCCGAAGCTGATCGAGCTACTGGCAATGACTTCTGCATCATCGCATTTAAGGCGACGCAGGAACTGTACGGTACTTGTTATCCGATTTCGGAAATGGTTGGCTGGTCGGAATATGGATTAGACGGCATGTGGTCTGGCGAACGCGGAGAACTGAGGCGCACTCTCGCCGGTTTTGTTGCCGCTTACATGGAGCTAGGCGAATGAAATCCCTCACAGAAATACTGGGCGCCTATCCGATCCACTCCGACATCCGCCGCCAGCTATCCGAAGAGTTGGCCGGGATGGAGGGGGATGCGGGGAGATATGGTTATTTGCGCAATGATCCGCCTTCTGAACTTTGCGTTCGCTATTGGGCATATCTTGCCGAGGATAATATTTATGTCGATGGTTTCAATCTGGATATGGCCATCGACGCCGCCATCGCCGAGGTGAGCCAATGAGCAACGTAATGTGTTGGGCCATCCTCGGCGCCATCAGTCTGATGTTTTGCTTTGGGTTGCTCGGGAGGTTTTTTTGAGCGATTTAACTGGGGTAAAAGTTGGCGATGAGGTTCTGCTCATTCAGTCGCGGTGGAACCGCGAAGATGAGAATCTGAAAAAGTCTAATATCAAAGTTTCCCGCGTCGGCCGGTTGTATTTCTATGCCCAAAAGAACGAATGGTGGGAATTGAAGTTCGGCATCAAGACAGGCATCTGTGATGGTACAGGGTTATATACCGAATGCCATCGCGACGAAGCCGCGTACGAAGCATCGAAACAAGCCAAGGCTGCCGCTGAAAAAATAGCGGAATCCTGGCGCGAATTTAAGACGATGATTGATCGGCAATATAGTTCTATCCCGCCGAATCTTACGCAGAACCAGATCGACAATATGATGCGCTCTCTAAAGAACGCAATAGGCACGCCATGATAACCCCTCCCCAAGTAACCGAACTCTTCATCTGGAGTGCCGCATGAGCATGAATCTAGGAACGCCCGTCACCGAACTGGAACTCAGCCACGGCCATTACAACGCAGCTTATATGGCCCTGATGTTTCCGAATGGCATCGGTAGCAAGCAAGAGCGGATACCGATGCGGCCCGGAGTTATTGACGTGCGCCTATTCGCTTATACGCTCGATGTGAGCAACTGGCAGACCGGCGCTCAACCATCAACCGAACAGGAGAAGGGAAAGTGACCGCACAGTTGACGTTCGCCGAGTACAAGGCATCGCAGGGAGTGAACTGGTCCAGCCTCAAGCGGCTCCGCGAATCCCCGCTCAAATATCGCTATGGCGCCGAAGCCCTGGACGTGGACACGACCTATCGCGCCATGGGTCGGGCCGTGCATGCGCTGGTATTCGAGCCGCAGTTGTGGGAGCAGGATTTCGCCATCTACGAAGGCGGCGACCGGCGCGGAAAGGAATGGCAATCCTTCAAAGAGGCGAACGAGGGCAAGACCATTTTCAAGCCGAATGAGATTTCGGATATTCTCGGGATGTCCAATGCGGTCCTCTCCAACGAACTTGTCGCGCCCTATCTGGAAGGCGGCGTATTCGAGCAGTCCGTGCAGTGGACCGATCCAAAGACCAGCATCAAATGCAAGGGGCGTCTGGACTGGAACAACAAGAGCATGGGCGCCCTACTGGATCTGAAAACGTCCACGACCATAAACCAGTTTCGTTTTGGCCGCATTGCCGCCCGTCTCGGCTATCACGTCCAGCTTGGCGGCATGTACTACGATGCCCTGCAACACGGACTCGGCTGGGAGCCGCAGGAAGTCGCGTTCATCGTTGTGGAATCGTCGGCGCCGTATGAAGTCGCCTTCTTCTACATGGACCCGGATGACCTGTTCTGCGCCCAAGAGGAAAAGGACGAGTTGTTGGCCCGCCTGAAAATTCACCAAGAGGCTGATATTTGGCCCGGTGCTTATCCGGCAAAGCAGCGGTTGTTGCTGCCGGAATACGTTTTCGGTGATGGCGACGAAGAGGACCCTACTGGCCTCGGCATTGTGTTCAATTCAGGAGTATGACGTGGACTATCGCGCATTGATTCAAGGCGAATTCATCAAGGCAACTGACTTCGGGGTCGGTGACGTACCGGCGCAACCAACATGGACGATGAACCGAATCGCCATTGAGAAGTTGGAATCCATGAAGGCAGGCGACAACGAGGACGATGCGCCGAAAAAAAAGAAGAACAAAGGCATCATCTTCTTTGCTGAATATGAGCGTGGCTGGGTTACAAATTCCACCAATCTACAGTGCATCGCTGGCATGTTCGGCAATGAAACCGAAAGCTGGCTCGGCAAGCGCATCACCATGTTTTCTACGCCAGTCCGAGTCGGAAAGACAATGGAGCCGGGCATCCGGCTGGTCGGCAGCCCCGATATCGACAAGGAAATAGTGGTAATGGTCAAGCTGCCGCGCCGCAAGCCGATCCCGATGAAGATGCAGGCAACGGGACGGAAACAGGCCACTCCCGTCCCCCAAGCCCGCATCGTGGACCTAACCGCAGAAGGCTTTGCAGCGGCCCGCATTGGCGATAACGAGGCCGAGCGCAGCCAGTCCCTGGCCGAATGGTGGAAGGGCCTGACAGCAGCCGAGAAAGGCGCCATGAAGCCAGTCCTTGACGACGAATTGAAGCCGCTGGCAGTGAAGGGGCCGAAAGTAGCTGGCGCGCCTGACGATCCGGCTGAACATTTTTAACCCACCGCAGTAAGGAGATTCAAAGCTATGAAAGAATCAGAAAAGCAGTACGCGAATCAGGCAACTGGCGGTTGCGATGCCAGCCCGAACGTCTGTGTCCGCGAATACACGCCAAAGGAAATTCTCGGGCAGAAGATCGAACAGGCTGAAGTCGAATTGCGTGATCTGCGGGCGCTGCATGCCGCACTGCCCGACGCCATGGCATATCCGGCTGAGCGTCTGCTGCGTCGCCTGATCCGCAAGTCGTTTGGTGATTAATGGACGCCACGACTCGCAAAATCCATGATGCAGCGGTCAAGGCGTTCGTAGATCGCGGCTTGCTGATTGAGGCCGGATTCGTCGGTCTGCGCATGAGCGTAATTCCGCCCGATGCTTCCGAAGTTCAGATAACGGAAATGCGGACTGCCTTCATGGCCGGCGCACAGCATTTGTTCGGAAGCATCATGACCATGCTGGACCCGGACAGTGAGCCGACCGAGCGCGATATGCGCCGTATGGAGCAGATTCACGACGAGCTTGAAGCCTATCGAAAGGAACTGGAATTGCGAGTTTCTGAGCCGGGCCGCAAGCAATAATACACCACCACACAGGAGTACCGCATGACCAAGAAGAAAGAAACCCCGCCGCCGTCCGGCAATTCCACCGAACCGACGCCCGCAACCGGCAAAGGAAGCCGGCCGCGTAAAGCGAAGGTGACTCAGCCAGCATGGTATCGCGCAGACATTGGCGACACGTTCCGCCTGATCGAAGAAGATAGCCCCGAGGCAGTGTCCGCCAAGATCGTTACCGTCCGGACTGCCACGCCACATGATTTCGTAAAAGCCGGCGAACAGGGCATCAGCCTAGAATCCAAGAACCTGGGCGGCTCAGTCGCCGATTAACAACTACTCCCCGCCTCTGAATGGGGCGGGGTTTTGGAGGATTTATGAGTAATAGTTCCGGCAGCAAGCAAGCATCGTTTCCAATCATTGGTCTGCTCGGCATCGTGTTCGTCGCCCTGAAACTCTGCGGCGTCATCGGCTGGTCTTGGTGGTGGGTGACGGCGCCGTTTTGGGGTGGCTTGGCATTGGCGGGCGCGGTGTTGCTCGTTGTTTTTGTTGCCAGTGTGATCATGGCGGCGCTGGAATGAAGCGCCGGGACCGCAACAAACGCCGCCGCAGACGCGAAGTCATCCAGAGTAAGGGGCATAGAATCTCATGAGCATGGACACAGAAACCCGCTACTACAAACCGGCGACGCATTGCATTCTCGGCGTCGTGCGCATCGGTCATATCGAACGGGAAGTTGCTATCTTCAAGCCTACTCCACCAATCGCTCTCTATCGCAGTGAGCCGATGTCTAAGGATGCGGTGGAGCAGGCGAAGTGAAAATCATCGCCATCATCACCGTCTCAATCGTCGCGTTTATCGTCCTGCTATTCCTATTCGGATACTTCTACCGCTGGGCGCTGGATATGGGATATTCGGATAACAATTTCACATTCAAGCGGCCGGTATGTGCTGCTTTCGGCGTTTTTCTTTTCGTGATTTCGGTAACTTCTTCCTTTGGGGCTTGTCTTTCTATTCCGTTGGATAGGTTGGGGAAGGCTCAGAGGATACAGGCGGCAGGAGAGGCGAAGTGACCACTAGCGCGGAGTTGTGGAAGCGATTCAATAGCCATGCTCCGGTAAATGAACGAGCGCGTATTACAGGGGCGTATCGCTACAATTGTCTACGGGTTCTAACCGAGGACGCAATCGCTGCCCTCGAAGCCGTTGAGGCCAAACCGCAGCAGTTGGCTTACTTGAATGGCTATCAGATCAAGGCGCTACTCGATTTCGTTGACAGCGAGGATGATGCCGAACTGTGCATCCAATGGTTCCGTGAGTGCCCACCGGATGACGATGGTTTGGCAATGCCGGAAGGTCTATGGACCTACTTCGCTGAATATCCCGAAGAGGGCCGCATCTATCTGCCGGAAACTGCTGAAGCCCTCACCCCGCCGCAGGAGAAGTCCGGTGGAAAAGAGTCAGGTCGCGCCGAAGACGACATCAGCGATGTTTCCGATTTCGATTTTCCTTGCGGGTATTGAATCATGAACGACGAACGCAAGCCTCTGGCGCCGGATCGGATGCGATTGACAAAAGCCGAAGTAGGGGCGCTCATTGAGGCGTGTAATTTCCGTATAGCCGGGGATATTGACGACCTCACGCATTATGAAATCGCAGCCCTAAATCGCGCTCAAGACAAACTCTGTGGCGCAGAGAACGATGCTCCAGACGACGCGGCCTGGTGCCTTAGGCAGTGCCGCTTGCTCTGCCCGCCTTCGCACGCGGTGGTTCCGGTTGAGCCGACCGTTGCCATGTCTCAAGCTGGATGGAAGGCCCGCGATGGAATATTTTCAGCAGATGCACATATGGTGAATGCCCCGGCGGCTTGCTATCGCGCCATGTTGAAAACGGCGATGGAGGAATCGAAGTGATCGAAATGCGCTATGCCTTGCGGCCGGATACCAATACCGATCCGCCGAGACTTCAGTATCGATTTATCCAGCCGTGCACTGATGCCAGCGGCGCGCTTTGTCCTGGCGAATGGACTGACTGGCGGGATGTGCCGCGTGTCGTCGTCTCAGATATCGCAGTCGCCTCCCGCAAACCAGCCGCAGACGATTCCAACGTGACATGTCTTGACATATGACATGACATGTTATATAATGCGATCACCAGATACAATCAGGAGGACGAAATGCAAAAGGTGATTGCAAGCGGAATGGGTTGTACGGACGGGATTATATGGCGCAAGGCATGGTCCTATAATCTAATTGTCACCGACTCCGGCCGTTCTCAATCTCGCCGTCCTAAGCAGACGAACGACTGTACAGTACGGGCATATGCTCTGGCATTCGGTATTCCATATGATGCAGCCTACGACCAACTAGCAGGCGCGGGTCGTAAGTGCGCAAAGGGGTTCAATTTAAAGAGCCTTAAAAATCCACAATTACAGTGGACCGCATATCAGGCGATTAAGGATGTGCCGCGTATCACTATTTCAGACTTTTGCGCAGAACATCAAACAGGACGCTGGATCATTCGAGTATCCAAGCATGTAGTCTGTGTTATCAATGGTGTACTGCATGACACCCACCAAAGCAATCCCTGTAAATGCGTTTATGGAGCCTGGGAAATACTGCCGTGAAAACCAATGCCGAATATAAAGCCGATGAGCGCGAACGAATGCGCGCTCGTGGATATGTTCTCCGCCATCTCTGGGTCCACCCTGAAGATTGGGAACGAGTTAAGAAATACATTGCGGCCATTCGCCGTCGCCGGGAATCAGCCGCAGACGAGGGGAATTGAAATGAGCAATAAACTTTCGGCATGGTATGAACGCGGCCCAGACAATCTGTCCGCTTGGGCCGCTGCATGGAAGAAGTTTAAGGAGAACGCGAGATGACCGACCACAAGCCGCAGGAACCGAATTGCCGATGCGTATATTGTGAATGGACGCGCGCTTCAAACACAGATAGCGCCCCGGTCGCCGATCCGCAGCCCTCATCTGAGTTCGACAACATGGACCGCACGGAATTGCTGCGCGTGGTCCTACGATATGCGGAGGAATTGCAGCGATATGCTGAGCAGCCCGAACGCCAGCGCGGAGGGGAGGCGGGGCCGGTGGCTGTAACGATCGAATTCAGCGAAAAGCATCCGCTCGGCATTCATTGGCTCAATTTGGCTCACCCGCCAGCACCGGGTATGAAACTTTATGTCAGCCCGCCTGCCGCTCAGCCCCTCCCAGCAGGCGGGGTGGATGAGAACGATACATTCGATAAATGGTGGACCGATGGCGAACAGTTGGAAGTAGCGCGATCCGGTGACGGCTTAGTCGATGAATATTCGGCAGCGAAATCGGCATGGCTTGCCCGCAGCCGGCTCTCGCGGGGTGAGGGGAGGGAGGCAAAGTGAACCAAGTCCAAATAAGCGGCAAGCTATACGACTGCCGCGATACAGCGCAGAGATTCTTGCGCACACGCTATAAGCCGACCATGGACTCATTGAGTCACAATATCAAGCGAGTTGCCGAAGTCAAGAAGTGCTCCGCCTTAGAAGCTGCAACGTTGCTTGGCAATGAAGCAAAATTTGATGATCCGATTCTTTCCGTCATGATCCTAGCCGCTTATGTTGAAATGGTTGAGCCGAGCGCCGATGCCGCCCTCGCCTCCGACGCTGCGCAGGGGAAGTATGATGTCTGAGAACAATTGCAAGCATCCAGATCTAGCTAAATTCGCTTTCCTGATCCATGACTGTCCAAACATGAAGTTGAAGGAAAATGACACCGACATGGATCGTGAATACTATGAATGCAAAGTCTTCGGTCTGTGCGACTGGCTGGATTATGAGGAAATGAAATGACCGCCGCGCCCGTCGTGCTTACAAAAGATTTAGCCCACTACCTGGTCGAAATAGTCTTACCGCAACCGGATTCTAACTCTGCAGCAGATTATGTCTGTGCGTACCATGCCATCTGCGATATTGCATCCGGCGCCATGGTCTGCAAGGTGGCAGATGAATGGCAATCAATGTTTACGGTTCCGGATTGCGATGATGAATTATGGTTCTGCCGTGGCGATACCTTTGAAGGGCCGCGACCGCCGCGCATGGATGACGTGGACTATTGGGATTGGTGGTGTTATGCCGAACCGCCAATTCTGCCGAGCATGCGAGCCGCCGCCAAATGACCTACTCCATCACAACCCTAGACACTCTCCACACCTGGCGCTGGTCCACCCTCTCCAACGGCGCCATGTCCCTAGGCAGTCGGCCGAATACGACGATGACGGGGAGGGAGCTGGATCGGTTTAAGCAAATGGAGGGATTGGGGCTGACGGAGTTGGAGCCGGAGAACTGGAATAAGCGTTTGACGATTGAGGGGATGACAAAATGAAATACGTTGCTTTAGTGATATGCGCATTGATTGCCGCATTCATGTCCTATACCGATTCGGACGGATGGGGCTGGTTTATTCTGCTCGCCCTGCTACTGGTATGATCGCCGGCCCCGCCTGCATCCTATACTTCGCCTTCGTCATGTGGCTGGTTTTGCGCGATGAGGATTGTGGGGATGAGGGAGCGGGAGTAGACTGATTGCGGCGCTTGGAAGGATGCCAGTCGCTATTCGCCTAGGGTCTACGCTAGTTCCTGCGATACGGACAAGCCCTGCTCGGTGCAAGCGAGTAGGGCTTTTTACTTCTATCGACATATAGTAGAATTTATCTATGTGAAGGTCAGTGGTTCAAATCCACTCGTGAGACCCGCGAGGGCCATGACGTAGCTCAGCGGTAGAGCATCACGCCCCGGCGCACCACGCTTTCGATAGTCTCTGGTGCGTCGGTTTTTACCCAAAAACCCACTTCAAAATCGAATCCCACCCAATCTCATGCCCCGTCTTAACGCCCAGTACGGCGATGACGAGGATCAGCAGGATCTTGCCACTCACTGCCTCCCAATTCTTCTGCACCATGCCCCAGACGAACTTTGACGCGGCGTGCCAGAAATCGGACCAGCCTTTGGATGAGATGTATTGCTTGCGCAGCCAGGGCAGCAGCTCCTGCAACTGGCTCTGCGTATCTTGGATCAAGTCGAGCTGCTTAGTCTGAGCGGTCAGGACATCGGTCTGCTCGCCCTGCATTTTTATGATCTTGGCATTGTCGGCCTCGTTCTTTACAGCCGACGATTCACAGCCGACGATGTGGCGGTCGATCTTGCGCAGGGCCTTGTTCAGCGTCTTGCCCTGCGCCACTGTCTTTTCCTCAAGCGCCGATAGCCGGGCTTCCGAATCGATATTTTCGTTCCGGCGCGCCGCCTTCCGTCTCTCCGGCCCTGCAAACGGCTTCACGGCAGACATGGCGTATTCCTTCAATTGTGAGAAACGGACAGGGAGACGCTGAGTCCAGGCAAGCGCCAATCCAGCAAAAGCGAAGCCGGACGCAGACTCAAACCCCAGCACCGGCACTACGGCCGCCGCTGCGAGGGCGCCTGCGACGATCAGGGGCGCGGCCATGGCTTCACCAGGCCAAAAGCCAAGAGCGCCAGAGAGGCCGCCAGGATCGCCGCATAGGGCTTGATCCCGACAACCCCCGTACAGAGCATTGATCCGCCGGGCGCGGGATCGTCAAATGTTGCGATGCGGCAAACTGCCGACTGCCAGTCCTCGCTATAGCCCCAGAGACAGGCCAGCGCCCAAAAGCCGATTTGAGGGCCATAGTAGAGCAGCAGGCCGCATAGGGTCATGCCAAGGATGGCATTCCCGATCCGGAACACGCGGGCCTGTATATCGGGCTGGAACGCAAAATAGCCCCAATGTGCGCCGGCAATGGCGCCCAGAAGGGCTATCAGCGGCATGGTGATGTTAGGGCGGATCGTCATGCCCCGGGCCACCGCCGGATTCAGGAACGGGAGTTGGTGCCGGTACCGGCACAGGTGCCTCATGCTCAAACAGCGCCTCGAAATCATGGCCGAGCGCCTTGACTTCATCAATCGCTTTCTGGAACAAGGTCTGCGCTTCGGCAGACAGATTTTTGAGAGTCAGGTTCATGGTAAATATCCTATTTGCCCGTTTTCGCCGCCATGAATTGCGCCATGGCAGGCATGATGTTCTGGATGGCGCGCTCGCCAAAGAAAAATCCCAAAACAAGGAAATTGATGACCCAAAAGGCTGATTGCATCCGGTCGCCGTCGAGTTTCCAGAGGCCGCTGAATACCTCAAAGTCCATGAAGGCGACGAAGTACGAGAATAGGGGCCGGAACGCGCCTCGTAGCAGCAGCAAGATCGGCCCGATGAGCGGGATACCCTTCAGGTCCGAAGCCGTGCCCTCCGAATCCTTGATGCGCTGATTCAGATTTTGTTCCGCCTCATTGGCCGCAGTATTGGCCGCCAAGGTGCGCTGCATTTCGATCTGCTGCGCGGCCATCTGAATATTGGCTTTTTGCTCCGGCGATAGATTCGGCGGCAGGTAAGCTTCGATGCCCTTGATGATTTCACCAGCGACCCCGGCAATACCGCCCGTTTCGCTGTTTACGATGTCTCTGATGATGCCCATTTGAATCTCCTATTGCCAAGTGCCACTTTCAATCTGCACCGCCAACCGCTCATAGCGGTTATGCAACTGCTTATAAACCAGCGTCGTGCGCAAATCATCCGTAGCGCCAGTCCAGTTCTTGGCCCGCATCAGCGCCAAGAATTGCGTGAAGTGCGACAGGCCAACAACGCCCAAGTTAAAGCCCATGTTCACCAGAACACCGCAGCGAGGACCTTGCGCGCCGTCGAGATTCGTCCACCATGGCACGTAGGTATCCAGCAGATCCCAGACGTGATGCAGATCGGCACTGAATAGCTGATCGCACTGCGCGTCTGTGATACCGGCGGCGAATTGCGACGGAATAACGGCGCCGAGCAGATGGCCAATGCCGATGGTCCATAAGCCCTTCGTATCCTTATAAGGCGTTAGGGACTTGCCCTCATCGCGGGCCAACTGCTCTTCTATATTGGAGATCGTCATGGCCTATGCGGGTCGATTGACAGGACTTGTTCTAGGGTGGGGAGCATCACATATCTGCCCTGATCGCCAGCGCTTGATAAGGATCATTACCGGTATTGTTGACGTAAAACCGGAGCGTCATATCTGATGCGAAGGTAATTGCGGCTGGCGATGCTGCTGCCAAGTTGACATGATTCGCGCCGATGATTGTTGCGCCAATGCCGACAGTGATATTGGCCGAAACCGACGCCGATCCAGAGCCGACATTCAAAAGTGAAATTTCAGCCCAAAATCCAGTTTGTCCGGCTACAAAAGCGGGGATGCCCGTGATCGAAATCAGATCCACCGTATTGCTACCTTGCAGAACGTTGAAACGCATCGCCCCGGCAGCGGCGGCAGTCGCCTGAATGCGTCCGTTTAACTTTATGATCTGCGACTGATTGAAGCCGGGATTTCCGGTGCGCTGTACAGATTGCGCCGGCAGCGTAACCGAAAAGGAAAGTTGCTCTCCGCTGCCTCCGGTATACGGCGTCAATGTCGGGGCCGTATCCAAGGCGCATCCAACCGGCTTGATTGCCTGCGATAAATTGCTAGGCGCAATCAACTGACTCCACATACTTACGCTGTAATCCACATTATTGCGGACTACAGCGCCGCGCAAACTATTCGATCCAAGGATAGTTGCAAGGCTTGCCGTGGAATTGATCTGCGAAAAATCAATCAACAGAGAGTCCGAAGAAAGCGTACCCACGGGAAAGCTGCTATTTGCCCTGAATCCCAAAATCTTACTGCCGGGCGCAAATAGCGCGCTGATAGCGGCTCCGGAATCAATCTCCACCCGCTGGGCAATAATTGGCGAACCCACGGACGGCAATGTGTTCATGACATATCCCGGGTTGCCGAGATTGAACGTGCCTTTTAAGCTGCAATCGTTTGAACCTGTGCCGGCACTGATATCGTAAGCAGAGCATCCGGCCGAAGCACCATTGTTTTGCTCGACGCGCCAGCCCGAAGAACGGACAGCGTTCGATCCCATAAAGCCGGAAGCCAGCCGAATGGCTGCGCCTCCGCTAACCAGCCCCAGGAACCCGGTATAAAGCCCGAAGATTTCCAGTGACTGGCCGCCGCCGTAGTCGATGCCACTAGCAACATTGGCCACTCCTGCGCGAGTGGGATTAACCACGCAAGTGCATGAATAGATGTACTGCTGTGTCGAATCAGTCACAGCAAAAATCGTCTGGAACTTGCTTGAAATTCCGGGCGCAGCAGTGGCCCCGATATACATTAACTTGACGCCGTTGAGAATAAACTCGCAGGATCGGAACGCAATTAGGTCAGAGTTCGCGGCGACAGTTCCGAAATTTGCGAAGTATCCTGTAAAGCAGCAATTCTCAACCGTGATGCCTTTAGAGGAAACTGGCCCGCTGCCTCCAGTAGTGGCGTACGTCCATAGCGCCGCCGTAGTTGCCAAGCCGCCGACGCCTTGAATGGTGAAGTTGCGGAAATGAGCGCGGGATGTTCCGGTGCAATCGAGCGCCGGAAACGCCTCATTCATCATGCAGATAATCTTGGAGGCGTACTTGTTTTCTCCATCAATTCCCAAGGCGGTCGTAACTGTTGAATTCGTGCTGTAGTTCAACGATTTCGTATGAGCATAGGCTCCGGCCGGTATGAATGGAACTTTTTTGCTAGTCATCGCATATGCGAGACAGTTATTAATCGCGGCTGCGTTATCAGTTCCGATCCATGCATCAGTTCTGGTAATGGCGCTTGAAGCCGCTAGAGCCAAAGTTCCAGTTGTCCCGCTCGTTACCGTTGCAACCGTAGTGATTAGGTCTACGCCGGCAGCGCCGGCAATGGGGATGCAGATAGCCTTTCCCACATCGGCCGATGTTAGGGTATAGCCGCTGAATCCCGTAAAACCAAGGCCCACGGTTGTAGTGATGCCAACCTGCTGGGCATCGCCGATAGCCCCAAAGTCCGTAATGCTAATTTGCTCTGCGATCTTGGCGGACAACAGGCGCCCAACCCACCCCGCAATAGGATAAAGAGCATCGTTGAGGATTTGGCGGACTGTATTTGCCATTTAAGAATCTCTCTGATTACTTCTAGCCTTCAAAATTGGAAGCCTTCAGCGTTCACCGAGCAAGTGCCGCCGCCTGTAACTCCGGTCAGAGTCACCACAATAGCTGTTACCGAAGCAGATGCCGGGATCGGCTGCGCGAAAGACCGCACCTTAGCACTCTGTACCAAAGTGGCCTGAGTAAATTCGTAAGTCTGCGATCCAGTTATGATCCCGGAAATAACAATGGTTGTATTCGCCGCCGTAGTCGCTTCTGCAAGGCAAGTCACATCGAACCCGGTTATATAGGTAGTCTTGCTCGCTGCCGAGGCTAGCGTAGCGACCACATTGGAAGTGCTAGCACCATTCGCGCTAGCCGTGATCGGCGTCCCGGTTGCAGTCATGGCAACGCCAGCAATTCCGGTAGTAAATCCTGCGGATCTCGCTCTGTCGAAAGAGGTGCCGTTGAAAATTTCCGGATAACTACTGGTGTATAAGGATTGCTGCGAGCCACCCGCATCCGCAGGTGGATTAATCAAAGGACCATTTACGCTATTGGAGGCAAACAACGTCACGGCAATAGACCCGCGAGTACCAAGTTGAATATCGCCGCGCTGTCCATTGGTCAGAGTGGGTGCCGTGGTATTGAATACGCCACCGACGCCTACCGGATTTCCTACGGCCGTAGCACCAGAGGCGGCAGCACCGACAACAATCTGATTTCCGGCTGTATCTGTGGTAATCGTCCGCGCATTCGTTCCATCACTGCCGGCTTGGAGGACGGGATTTCCAGCTACAGCAGACCCGGCCGCACCGGCGCCGACAACGGGAACATTTACGTTGTTGGCAAGCACTACGGGGATAGACCCTGAAGCCGTGGTTGCCCCCAAGTTGAGAGCTACCCCGCCGAATTCCAGATAGACTGGCCAGCCATTCGCGGCAGTGTTTGGAGTCCCCTGGTTAGCGGTAGTGGAGCCGCCCCCGCCCGCCGCAGGAGGACACGGATTCCACGTTGCTCCTGTATCCGAAGAACAGTAAGTATTCGACGGAGTGGCTGCTAACACATTCCCTGAAACAGAAAGAAGGGCGAGCAGTACAACGAATTTGATTTTATTCATCACAATACCATCCATGCGGGAAGGAGCTTGTTAGCCTTCAAATGAGTCGATGCCCCTTGAAGGGTTAAAGAAAGCGGTGCAAATGGGCCGCAAAAAACGTCAGACCCGCCGCCAGCGTTGAGGACGATGTTCACGGGGTTGGCGGACGCATCTGTTTTGAAGATCAGGTATTCAAATCCATTCGGTACGCCCGACAATGCAGGCACATCGAAATTAACTGTCCCGGCCGTGGCGTCGATATAAACTACAACAGAAAGAGCGCCACTCGATCCCGCTCCCAATACTCCCCAGTGTGTCGGGTCTAGCGGAGGCGCAGTAACGGCATTCGTGACCGGAGAAATGCAGATGTACAGTCCGCTATTCACCGTCGAATATCCCGGGTAAACCACGTAATCATTGACGGCGTAATTTCTACCGAAAACAAAACTGCCCCGGTCACTGAAATTGTTTAACCCAAATCCGTAAAAAACGAAGTCGTTGACGGCCTGCACCCACGGTTGGTCCATAACCGTGTTTTTATCAATCACCAGACCAAGGCTATCCGCGCTCATCAGTACACCCAATCCTTGCAATAGCCATGCTCTTGCAGTTGCGGAAGTTCATCCTTCAGCCGTTCGCCGATGTCGGTGCGATAGAATGGCGAATTTGGCATACTCACCTTTCCGATGTTCTTGTAGGCTTTCTTTACAGCCTTCGATACGCTATCGGCACAGCCAGAAAAAACGGCGACGTAATCACCAGCCGAAACCGGAATTTCGGCATCAACAATCTTATTGCCATCCATCGTCGGCGCGACTCCCATCATTACCTCTGCCAAGTGCGTGTCGGCTTGGTCTACATCCTCAAGGTGATATATCGGGTATCCGTAAAGCTCTTTGTTCGTGGCCTTGGAATAAGGAAAGTCCGGTATCGCCATAACGACCCCAGCAACAACCTCCCAATCCACCATCAAAGAACTCTTTCCGTTGCACAAATCAAGCATCCAGTTTGCCACATCACCATGATGCACGGAAAACTGAAGTTTTAGGGTTGGATCGCCGGGGCGCGCCGTCCACTCCAAGGGCCAGCATTGGCCATGTTCGTCCATGATCGCTGCCACGTCGATATAGCCGATATGGCCCATTGCCATCAGAATTCCCTCACACGGCTTTAACAGGTAATCGGCAAGGGCGGAATCCGGCACATATTTGGCGATTGTGCCCATTTCCCCGGTAGAGGGTCCGAGTTCTCCATTGAACAGCTTTTTATGCTCGAAATTTTCCAGCCAATACGGCAGAAATCCTTGCGGTCCGATCCACCCGCCAACGGCAATTTCAACGCCTGGAACGAATTCTTGCAGAATAAACGAATCCTTTAGCTTCCCCAGTTCCTTCCACCGGGTTAACTGAAAGTTCATGTCGGCGGGATCTTTCGAGACGTAGGAAAGCGCCTTGTTTGGCTCATCGCCATTCGGTTTCGAGACATACCGCTTCCCCGTTTCCCGGACAAACTTGATGGCTTCGTCGTAGTCATCGAAAGTTTCCCCGGGGATCGTGTCAATGCCGCACTTTTGGAAAACGCCCTGCCCAAACTCCCGGTCCAATTCCAGCCGCGACGACTGATAGGAGGGGCCGAATACGCATCCGCCCTTTTTCCGGTAGGCGTCCAGTTCCTTTAGAAAGTCGGTGTTATCCGTCAGAAAAACCATATCCGACCATTGAAGATGCGGCTTCCAGTCCTTGACCATATCGGCAAACCCCTCGCCGATCTTGGAGCGATGGCCGTCATCCTCTGGCTTGATATACCACTTGACCGCGTGACCGTCCTCAAGGGCGCGTATGGCGAAGTCCAGGCCCGCGCCGAATCCGTCAATGATGAGGATGTTCAACTGTGATAGCCTTCAACTATGGAATTTCTTGTATCCATAGTAATACGTTCGTCGGTGGTCGTCCTGCTGATGGTCGCAACAATCCCGTTCCGCATGGCGGCTGAACGACTGCCAGACAGTAGGCTACGGCGCCTGTTGCTTCTGCGCATTGACAAATAGCTCCGGGAAGATCAGCCGCAGCATCGCTTTGTTCTTTTCGTCTCTAGCCGCCGCCCGAATCTGCTGAACGGACGCAGTTGGAGCGCCCTTGGGGACTTGGCCGAACATGTTCAGATAGGGTTTTGAAGTGGCCGCAGCCCGCAAGCCGGGGCGCAGCAACATGGACGCTGCCGCTTCGGCCATTGCGCCGGGATCGCCTGCCAATGCCCGGCCGCCGCCGATCAGCATGGCCGCGCCGGCATCCAACGGGGAAACCTCCTGCTGAATCCCAACTTTCTCTGGCGACTGAGCCATTTTCGGGAAGGCCTTGCCGAAAGAGGCCGCTTCCTTCAGCTCGGCAGTTAATGGGCGCCGTGACATGATGCCCGCCAGCTTGGTAGCGGATACATGCCCGGTAACCGGGTTGAGCGCGGCCTGCACGTCATAGGATTGCGCAATCAGCTTACGGGAGGCTCGCCAATCGTCGCTGAGCGCTTTCTGCCCATGCTTGGCTAGGTTGTCCTCCACCATCTGGTCAATCGCATCAGCGGCCTTTTTCTGGGCCTTGCCGAGTGCGAGCTTTTCGGGGTCGATGCGGTTGGCGTAGTTGGCATTGCCGTCGAAGCGCAGTTTCTTGCTCAGCGCAATCGCTTCGTTGGGGGACATCGAATCGACGGACAGCCCTTTTATCAGACCGTCGATCTTTTCGTTTTTGATGAGAGAGGGGAAGGACTTTGCAGCCGCCGCCCACTCTCCGCCGAGTTTGGAGATGCTGTCCTTGTAAGCCTGATTGGCCTGGAACGGAAGTGGCCACGCGCGGATGTCCTCATAAGCCTGTCCGCCATCCTGTCGCAGCTTTTCCAAAGACTGCGCAGTGATCGGTTCATCTTTCGGCAATCCAAGTGCCTGCTTCGCTAGTTTGTCAGTGTTCTCTTGATTGATGGCCGAGAAGCGCTGCTGTAGCTTGATTTTTCCGCCGACTCCCTCAACAATCTTGTTGAGCGCGGAAGGGTTGGCCATGCTAGCGGGGACGCGATAGCCGGCCTGTTGCGCGGCCTGAATAGCGGCATCGTCCCCGGCCCGCACGGCCTGACGGGCGGCTTGTCGAGCCGCTGACCGCACGGCAAGGGCGCTGATACTAGCGGCCACTCCTTCTCCAACATACTTGCCGAGTTGTCCGCCTGCCGCCCCCAGCGCAACGTTTTTGGTTCTCGATTCTCCGTCCCGTACCGGCTGCAAAGCCCCTAGACCGCCACCGATCAGGGCGGCTCCTGCGGCAGTGTTCGCCCCGGGAATGAACGCAGTCGGCACGGCAGCAGCAACGGTCCCGGCGATGTCGCCGATCTTGCCAGCCTTGGAACCCATCAAAGCCTGGTCGGCCTCCTTAGTCTCTTCAAGGGTCGTCTTGCCGCCTGCAATCTGTTTGGCCCCCTCATAAAGATCATGCATACCCTTGCCGACGCCGACTAGCAATCGCTCTCCGGTTCCCATTTCAGCCAGAGTAGCTTCGGCGCCTTTTTGAGCCGCTGTTTTGTGAATGTCAGGGAAGTTCTTTTGAATGGCCGCAGCCATATCCTGCTGACTCATGCCGTCAGGGAATTGCAGGTTCCCGACGCCCGGAACGGCAATGGTCTGACTCATTTGAATTTGCCCGTCTTAGGGTCGTAAGTCAGATCGGGCTTCGCATTCGGCGCAGCGGGCTTCGGGGCATCCGCAGGGGCGTCCCCGCTTGCCGACTTCCGGATGCGCTCGGCAATTGCGTCGCGCTGATCCTTATACGACTTCTTTTTGTTCTCCATGTCGTTTTTTGCAACATCGACAACGGCCTTGATCTGCCCCGTATTGAAGTACGGAGACAGAATCTCGGAAGCCTCGCGGCGTGCATCTACGGTAGAACCCTGCGCGCCCGTTGCCCCCCCGATGATCTTGGCGTACTCGTTTGCGCCAGTAAGTAGCGCCGCCACATACGGAGGAATATCCTTGTCACCAAATGACGCCTCTCCCTTTTCCACCCATTTATTGACGAAAGGACCAAGATTGGGAACAGCCGCAGGAGCAAGCTGCAAAGCCCGGTCCAAATTCTTGATGGCAGTGTTCTCGAACGCTTCGGAGGCATCGGCAATCTTCGTGATGTTGTTGAGCGACGCTTGATCGGCCTTGATGCTGGCGGACGTGGCTTGCGAACCGGCAGCGCCGCCGTGGTCCTTCTGCTTTTCGGCAATCTTGGACATCAGCGCGGCACGGCTGGCATTGTCTCGATACATCGGCGGCATCTTGCCATCATGCGCAATCGCCCAATCTGCCCAATAGTCCAGAGTATCGGGGTCCAACTTATTGACAGAGCTTCCGGACGACTGCGCTTTATGCTCAGCATTCTCCAAACGGCGTTCTGAGATGTCTGCCATTTTCTCTTGATGCGCGGCCATGGCATCATCCTTCTTCGCCTGCTCTGCCTGCTTGGCGAACTGGATCTGATCCCTGATCGGAAGCATTGCCTTGGCGCGCTGGTCGATCAGCGGCTTGGCACTGGCAAAATCTGGCGGCAATCCGACGAATGCAGTTGGGTCGCGTTGGCGCGCCGCTTCATACGTCTGCTGGTCCGTAGCCGACAGGAGATTCCGCCCCGCATTCTCTGCCTGCGCCTGCACAGCATCGGCGGTCTGTTTCTGCGTCTGCGCTTCCTTGGACTTCAGCGCAATCGACTGGCCCGACAGTTCGGCGGCGAGAGTGGGGGAGTAGCGGAAAATGTCGTCTGCCAATTTCTGATACTTGTCGGCGGCCGGCATCTTCGGGTCGATTTGGGCAGCATCCTGCTTCAGCAGTGAGTCAAGCAATTGCGATTGCTTGTATGCCTGCTGCTGCTGGCCGAACTGGACGCCTTGCTGATAGTCCTGAACGATTCCTTCAAGCCCCTGCGCCATCACTGCCTCCTTTCTGGTCTAGCAGGCTATTGATGAGCGCCCAAAGACCGCCGCTTGCTGCTGTAGAACTTGCGGCAGTGCCTTTGGATGCGCTGCCGCTTAGAAGGCTGCCGAGGCCGCCCAAACTAGTGATGCCGGTCCCGGCACCAGTGCCGCCGCCGTCTACTGAGGCTCCCAAAGTGGAGCCTCCGACCTGTGAAGCCGTGGCGGTGCCTGCGCCAGACCCGCCACCGCCGCCGATTGACCCGCCGAGCAGTCCGCCGATCTGAGCGCCGCCAGCACCAAACAGGGAGCCGATGGCGCCGCCGGCAGCGGACCCAGCCGTGGCACCGCTAGCGCCGTCGCTCTGAATCGGCGTCTGGCCGGTCTTACCGTCATAGACGCCTTTCCGCGCCTCATGCTGCAACCACTCCTTTGAAGCAGCACTGGCGAGTCCGCCGACGCCGGGCACGAACTGAAGGGCGGCCGGGCCTACCTTGGACTGCATCCCCATGGTCAGGTAATGCTCGGCCCATTTGTGAGGGTCTTTGAATAGGTCCGTTCCTCGCTTGATCGAGAATTCGGAGCCTAGGTCTTGGAGCCAGCCCACCCTTACGCCTCAATACCGAGGCCGGGATCGGACGGATAGGGGGTGTTGGAAACGCCGGCACTACCCTGACCGCCGCCAAACAGGCCGCCCAAACCGCTGAATAGGCCGCCGCCACTACTGCCCGAGCCGCCGAACATGCCCAGAAGGCCGCCAATGCCGCCCAGCGTGTTGCTGGCCTGCCCATAGGCCCCTTGCTGGGCTTGAAGCCCTACAGCGGCATAGGCGGGATTTCCAGAGGCCAGCGAGGCAAGATTGCCAAACTGCTGCTGGTAGGTGCTTTGCGCCAGACCTTGGCCGTATTGAGTTAGAGCAGAGGCGGTATTACCGGAATCGAACATGCCTTTCGCGGCCGAAGATCCCTGAACGGCTTGCTGCCCCTGCTGAAGCTGAAATTGATAACCCGGCGTGCTGGTAACCGAACTCGGGTTACTAACCAGAGAATTCAGCATTTGCGCATATTGCGCATCATAAGGCTGATTCGGGGAGCTGTAAGTCGGGTTATTTCCCGAAACGCCGCCGCCGCTCCCGCCGCCTAATACGCTGCCAAGGGCGTTTGTGATGAAACTCATAAGGCTTTCTCCATGATCGTACCGCTCTTTAGGTAGCCTAGGCGCTCCAACAGGGGGGTGATGTCACGTTTCTGCCTGCTCTCAATATAGATGAATTCTATACCTATTGCACCTAGCATAGTTTCTGCGAATGAAATTAGACGCCTGGCATTCGGTAAACTCCTGCTTTCCGGAGTCAAAAACAGGGTGCAGCCAGCCTCTTTCCGGGAAGAGCGGATCGGGTTTCGGCAGATGATGGCCCATAGATAACCGACCAATTCCTGTTCTCGGGCCGTAATCAGCAGCAGAGTCCCGCCCTCGTTCAATTGCCGCATAACGGGACAATCGACGGTTTCGTCGCTGCCCTCCTCCCCTACAGCCGCATAATGCGCTGCAAACAGGGACCGCAGCTCAGGCTCAGCGGCAGCCCAAGTCTCAACTTGGAGTTTCACGCGGCTACCGTGGCATCAGTGCTATAAACCCGCCAACTCCCGGTCGACCAATAGACGGGAACACCAGTTCCGGCGCCTGCGCCCTCGCCAACTTTCCGGCCGTTCGTGGCGTAGGCCAAGGCGCCCTCTGTCCCTGCTGGCAATGAGGCTACAACGTACGAATTCAAAAGCATGCCGCCCGCAAATAGCGCGATTAGGGCATTGACCGCCGTCCGCACATCACGGAACCATGCCTGCCAGATATTATCGGTAAATTGCGACCCAGTAGTCCCGGGCGGCCCTAGGGGACTAATCATTCGCCAACCTGAAACACAACTTCAATCGCATCAATACGCGCTATCTGCCCCGCGCCGTTAGGAATGCCAACTTGCCACGACCGGCGCCGCGACTGCCCTAAGTTTCTGGTTACCGGCTGCTGGTAAGCCATATTGATCTGACGCGGCGCGGTGAAAGTTCCTCCCTGCGCATCATTGTCGCTATAAGAAAGAGTGGCGTTAAACGCGACTCCCATCTGATCGCAAACCAACGTAACGGAACCCCATTGCTTGTAATTGCTGATCCCAAAGTCCATTGGCTTCGTAATGACAAATCCGGTGTACGGCTGCGAAACATCCCCGTACCCAAGATCGGCGCCGGGTATGTTTTCGACTTTCATCAAATAGAAGTGCTGGCTATTGGCGTCGTATCCAATTGAATAAGTCGAGTTGTTTAGAATACTGACATTGGTCAACGTGTTGTTGTTGACTTCGGTAGGATTTGGCTGCCATACATACCAAAGTTGCGCAGTCAGATCATATACAAATACAGTGGAACTAACCTCCGTAGTTATAGCAAACGACAGATGCCCCATGAAGGTAATGAATTTGGCGTTGACAACGCCGGACATCCCAAGAGACCGCTCAACAATCGGCACAGAAATGCGCTGTGGCGCTAGCGCGGTTGGTGACACCATATAGACTGGGAAAGCCGGATCTGTAGTGCCTGTCGCATCCGGGGGACCGACCCATCCCATGTACTCATTTGACGTTGCGACGCACTGAGAGCTTACGGCCCCGATGCCAAATGCTGCATTGATGATCGGCGCTACCGATGATCCATTTGTCGCGCCAGTGACGTAAAAGTACCGCAGTTGATCGGCCCCGAACGCGACAAGATAATCATTGTGGACTGCGAGTGTTACGGCAGTCGTAGCGGTATTAAGGAACGCCTGTACAAAGGCATCATCCTGCCAATTGGAGTCATCCCCTGGATTGCTGTTGAAAATATACCCTTGATCATTTAGGACAAATTGATAGCTCAGCAAAGAGACTGCGCTTAGTGGATATGTAGCCGCCAGGAGGCCGCGATAATCAACGTTCCAAATATCCAATGCCCCTGTATCTGCATTGATCAGGACCAGAAACGATGACGGAGAATTTTCGTACGGCTGCACGAATAGACCCTGCTCTTGGGACCAAGTTAAATTAAATGTGGCCCCGGTCCCTGTTCCCCCGGTAACCGATACTGGATTTGATGGAATTCCGGTATACAGAGCGGTCTGAACGAATGATGCGGTAAGGATTGCTCCGCTTCCATCAACGGTATCAACCCGGATCCTTAATGCGGCCGTAAATGGCTGAGCGCTTCCGCCCACAACCGTTAGTACGTCCCCAGAGGTATAGCCAGTTCCTGGGGTGACTATGGTTTCGATTCGGACGGACAAATTATAAAATCCAACAGACGGAGAAAGGCGCGCGCCTAAAGGCGGCGCGTTGGTGGATCGATCTATAAAGAAGGACCCGACTTGAGTTTGGTGCGTTAAGTCATAGACCGCCACTACATAGTCATTAAAAACTGGCGTTGCAATATCAAAGCCGTGGTATATCCAAGCCGCATACGTAATTGTTTGATTTGGGTATAGCGCCGCTGCATTGGCGTAAGTGATGGGGAAAACCAGCAATTGGTCGATTATGATCGGGCCAATCGCGGGGAGTCCGGACGGAGAAAAAGCTCCCATATCCTGCGTGAACTTGATTGACGGACGGGCCATGAATGCTTTGCGTGCCGTGGACGGGTCAATGATGCCGTCTACGATAAATCCGAACTGCGGATCGTAGTTTTCGACCAAGCTAACCCGCTCGGTTTTCTCAACTGGCTCAGGAGGACTCATGGCCGAGTCGTGGACCCGGAAGTAGAGCCGCGACGATCAGGGGCAAGCGAAACAGACGCCCACTCGCGATCCCAATCCTCCATCATCTGGATGTACATTTGCGACTTCTTTTCGATCTGATCGGCCTTCTGCGGCGGCGTCTGATTCTCCAACGTAGTTTCAGCGGCCAGGCCCCAGCGTAAGCACTGATACCATTCAGACGGAAAGTCGAAATTGTCGGTGAGGCTGTTCAGGTCCGAAATGTAACGCCGGATCGGAGCTTGAATGATGAAGTTGGCGGCAGTGTTGGCGTCCGGCGTGACGTACACGTAAAAGATGCCGTTGGGGATCAGATCGTCATAGAAATAGTTTGACGGCTGTCCGATATCCTGCTTGTTTCCGAGAGTCAGGTAATCGTATCTAGCCATCTTGAACAGCTCATAGGAATTGTTCGACTGAAGGTTTAGAACGGTCGGCGCATCTTCAATCCGGAGCGGTCGGTCGGCGGTTACGTCGGCGCCGCTAGGACCAATGCTATAACTCGTCTTGTTGGCTTGAAGCGGAATAGTGATGTTCTCAATGGTCCAGAGCTTTATGCCACGGCTAGACCATGCCTTGATCATGATGTTTAGGGCTTCCAGCATGTTGCTGAGCTTGGTTGAATCTGCCGTCTGCGTATAGTCTAGCCAGCCCTGAAGGCGAAGGGCCGAATTGATGATGGTTTGCGCGTTGGCGTTGTAAGTAGTGCTCATGGTCCCAGTATCGGAGAGGGCATATCTTCGCCGGAATTATCGGTTGGGACAGTATCATCGTCTACGCCGATTGGCACAAGCCCGACGATGGCGCACCCTGCCACGGCGTACCCAGCAATAGCGGACCTTCCTTGCAGCGTGCAAATTTGATGGCCAAAGATCGGGGGTGGAAGCGGTCGCGTCCAAGGCGGCGTTTGCTGGTCTGGGATGCCGCGCACGAAGTCTTGAGGCTGGCGAATTTCCCAGTCCGGTTGACAGACGTATAGCCCATCCCACCGCAGTTTTAGTTCGCTAGCCTTGTACTTGAACCCGCAAACATCGCAGACTGCATCCCAATCCCCGCTCTTCCACCAATCTGCGCGGCCCATTGTTCACCTTACTTCCAGATCTTCAGGAGTTCCAGAGTCAGGGTGTAATTTGCGGGGGTTCCGGTGGAAAACCCGGTAGTTGACAGGCCAATGCTGCCAGTGGGGCTTGTGGCATTGTTCTGCTTGGCTCCGAAACGGGGCCGGTAATTCACGTCCAGGCGACCGTTGAATGTCTCAAACAGGAGGGGTGCCGAGGCGTCGAAGAACAGGGAGATTTCCAAGCCATCGGAGCAATTGCCGATGACGCGCAGTACCCGAAGCTCCTTGGCTTTGTAAGTGTTATCCGGATCGGTAAATCCCAGAGTCGCCGGGTTGACGACGACCCCATAAGCCTGATCCGATGCGGTAAGGACGCCGATCACGTCAACGACAACGTTAACCGGGCCATCTTCCCGAACGACGACTGACTGACTGTTCGCCATCAGAATCCGCTAAAGACCAAGGGGCGCTCCACGGCGCCAAGCAGATGGTCAACCGTCATGGTCTTGGCGGCAGAAGCGCCGGCGGATATTGAGACGGCCGGCGCCAGCAAAACTCCAGTGAGCTTGGTGCCGATGACAATCTGAGTGAAGTACTGATCGTTCAGATACACGGCAACGGTGTCCACGCCGTTGAATACAAACCCCATGGTCACATAGGTGGCGTTAACCAAGGCGGCCGGAAGCGTCAGGATGGTGGTGCTGGTAACGGAATCCGCCACATCGGCGTAGTTCAACGTCCAAACCGGGGTGGCGCTGGAAGTCTTGTTGATCCAGATGCCATCAGTCGGCGCCTGAGTCGTGACGGCATTGACCATACCGAACTGAAGACGGCTCAGCAACACGTCCGATGCCTTGAACGCGACACGGAACCACATCTTCTGGCCGGCCGTCAGGACAAACGGGCAAACGGCGTTCTGCATGACCACAAGATCAGTGCTGGTGGTGCCCGTGGTGAGTAGGACCGTTCCACCGGCAGCAGCCGGATTTGTCACGGCTCCGGAGTCGTTGGCGGTGATGGTATAGAGCGCCGCCTGATAAAACATGAAGTCGTCAAACATCGTCTGCATGATCGCCGGATCGATCATCCGGAACGTATGCAGATTGAAGTTCGGCGGCTGCGAGGAAACGCCCGCGTTGTAGACGGTCGGCCGCTGTAGATTCTGGGTCATGGTTTAACCCTGCCCGATCATCTTCTTTGGCTTCGGCATAAACCGGGGCTTGGCCGTGCCTTTAGGCTTGGTCAGGTTGGTGGGGAAGCCGCTGTACTTGCCTTCCTTCACTGCGCGAACTTTCTTGTTCATGTTAGCTCCCCTGCGTGCCGAACAGGCCGCGCGGGTCGGACCAGCCCGGAACATAGCGCTCCGTGGCCTTCGCCATCGCGTTGGTGGTGGAAAAGTCGTTGTCCTGAGTAAACTGCAACGGCCGGCGCTGGTAGAATTTCATGGCGTCAGTGCAGTTGGTACGGATGAACCAAGCCGTCGAGGACGAGAAGTAGTGGTTGACGTGCACGCCCTTGGGGAACATGCCGATAGCCGCTACGACGTTGACATCGTTGTTGGCGGTGCCGGTCTGAAACACCGACTTGACGATGCGCTGCGCTTGGAAAAAGTTGCTTGGGCTGACCAGAAGATGGGTAGATTTCAGGGCGGCCAGCAATCCGCGATCATTCGTGACCTGCATGATCTGGATGCCCAGATTCTCGATTGCCGCCTCGGACAGCGTGGAACTGACGGTGAGCTGGTTGCTGAACGTGCCGCCCGAAGTATTCGGGTGCGCGGTGCCGATCAGAGAGACACCATCACCGCCAGTGAAGGCGCCGTTGAAGGCGCGGTTGTAGATCTGCGAGCAGACGTTTTCCTTGGTCTGGTGCATCGAAATGGCCAAGGACTGCGCGCGCTTGCGGGACAGGCTCTCGTACAGGTTGTCCTCAAGCTCTTCCTCGGTCACGATGTAGCCGGAACCGTAGACGGTGTGGACATACCGGCTCTCATAGCCCTGAAAGGACGAATCGTAGTTGATGGACTGTCCTTCGGGCTTGACGGTCGCCAAGCCGAAAGTGACATCCTGCACGTCGATTTCGTAGTTCTTGTCCGAAGTCATGATCTCGAAGAGATTCACATACTCCGGCTCATGTTCCGCGTAGACATCGCCAAACCATGCGGCAACACCGGGCCAAAGGGCGCGGGGATGTGAGCCTGTATTGATAATTCCGCCAGCCATTTCTCAGTTCTCCCAGTTAAGCGCCGACAGTGCCGGTGCCGCCCTTCAGTTCGTGGTTGTTGAAGATGACGTACCAGCGGCAGAAAGCACCGAAGGCGTTCTGACCATCGGCGCGGGCGCCAACGATCTTGCAGGGGTACGTCGCATTGCCGCTGGCGAAGCTGGACGACAACAGGACCGTGGCGGACACCGGATTGCTGGCCGGGGACGGCGCGGCAACGGTGAATTCAGCGTTCTGGCCGACCGCAGCGGCCACCAGATTGCCGGTGGTGATGCCGTCGTCGGTAACCTCGAAAATCACGTTCGGGTCATCGACCACCAGCGCATAGAACGCCTGCGCCTTGGTTGCCGGGACGGAAACCTGATACGGGGTGCTGATATTGGTGTAGAACCCGACAATGACGCCGCGAACCGGGCCGACGCCGGGGGAGGCGGTGACCTTGACGATCTGCTGATAGAAATTGGTGGGGTCCGCGCCTTCGGTGGACTTGACGACATCGCCAATGTAATAGGCGTTGCCATCCGTCGAAGGGATGTAGTAGAGGCGAGCCTGACCGGACCAGTTGGCCCCGGTGATGGTGCTTACAGGGCTGAAGCCGTTCGGGCGATTGACATTTGCCAAGGGGAAATCTCCAGTTTATGCATTGGTGGTCCGCTCCATTTTGATACCGCTCTTGGGAATGTAGGTGCGGCCTTTCGCGTCACCATCACGCTCGCCGCGACTTTCATCCCCGCCCAAAATGGCGTCATCTACCTTGTCGCAATATTCCTGGATAATCGCCTGATCTTCTTGGTACCACTCTTCCTTGATTTTCATCAAGTAGGAGTACACGCCGCCAGCTTCATTCCGGCCATGGACTCGTTTGATGCGGGTATCCCCGCCATCTGATTCCTCGGCCGCGCCGTAGTCCGATGCATTCACGAATTCATAATCGGCATCAAGGAATTCGTGCATTTTCGGCTCGTCCACCCAACACAGGTGGAACCCCGGCAGCTCGCGTGCGTTCAACTTCCCTTTCGGCAGGCTCAAGCTTCTCTCGCGCCGCCTCTGTGAAATCTCCCGCTGTGCAACGGTACGAACAACAGGCTCTTCATTTTCGACACCGGAAGCCCTCTGACCCCGGATTCCGGGAGGGCGTCCACGTCTTCGATTTGAGTCTGTCATGATTGTTTTATCCTATAAAAAAAGAGTTGTGTCAAGTTTTACTCAATAGAAGGCGTCGGGCGGGGCGTATTTGATATACGACTCTCGGCTCTTGACCATGCCCTTGCTGATGAGTTTGTCGCACGCCTGCTGAAATTCCGGTCGCATCTTCTCGAATGACTTTGGGCCTCCCGTTGCCTGCCGCTGCGCGTTGGCGCCTTCAAACATGGGCGTCTTCCCGTTGCCATTTTTGCGCCCGAATTTCTCCGGGTATGCGCGCATCGTGCGGTCGCGGATTTTGCTCAGGAAATCGTCTGCGGCCTCCGGAGAGGCAACCGGGTTGAAGCCCTGCTTCTTGAGCGTATCGGCAACGGAGTCCGCAAAGGACTTCAGTTCCGGATCTTCGTTGTACCAAGTCGCTTCATCATTGTGCCGCTTGACCACGGCCTGGATTTCGGGCGGGATTTGCGGTGCCCTGCGTTCCTCCTGCCTCGGTGCCGGCGCTTCGATTTCGCGCAGCTTGGCGTCAGCAGCATCGAATGCATCGGGATCGTTGTTGCGCATGGCCTCCCGGCGTTCGGCGCGCAGAGATTCGACGGCGGCAATCTTGGCCCGCTCTTCGATTCCGGTCATGAACTGCTTGGAAGCGTTGATGACTTCCTTGGATTCATCCAACTCGCGCTGCACTTTGGTCAACTGCTCCTGCAACTGCCGGTTCTCAGCCCGGGCAATCGGGATATAGTCGTCGGCGCGCTCATTCCACTGTTCGGCAGGGCGCCACTTTTCGGGGTTTCCCTTGAACTTTTCCTTCGGCATCCAGCCGGAACGCTGGGCGCGCACTTCCGCTTCGGTCGGGCCTTGATGTTGCTGTTCGTCGCCGTGGTCGGCGTTATCGGGAATCAATTCTTCCGGTAGTGCGTTGTTCATTCGATATCTCCAAAGCTGCCTTGTGCCCGCGCAACGGCGGTTTCCTCTTCGCTCATGGTGAGAATGGCGCCGATGTCCAAATCATTAAGCAACCGATAAACGCGGCCGCCGAATTTGTAATTGAGTCCGCTATAGCGAGCGAACAGAACGCGGTCGCCGGTATCGCACCATTTGAACGGCTGATCTGCCCAAGCGCCGGGTCCGATTTCGACTACGACCCCGCTTTCCTGCGCTACCTGCTCGCGCTCTTTCTGGGTCTTTGGTCGGACAAGTTTGCTGCCGGCAAAGGTATCCGATACGACATCCGGCATGACCAAGATACGGTGGCCGCCTGGATGTATGCCGATGTCAACAATCGGCGGTTTGAATTCATGCGGCTTCTGCATGGTCGGCCTCCGGCTCGATGTCGGCGGCTTCGCAAAGCCCTTCGTAGGTCATGGCGATGATCTTGGCCGCCATGAGCGCCTGCCCAGCAGTTCGGTCTGCCACGCGTTCGGTTTGGTAGCCGTCGTTAAGCCAGTCCTCCGATGCCCGCTCCACCTGCGCCCGCATCCCCTCCTGCAGCGCTCGCGTCACCGGATGCTCCTGCCACTGCTTGAACTGCTCCCGCTTTATTTCCATCGTCTTTCTCCGTCATGCCTTGAACCATTTGGTGAAGTATCTTTGCCGCCTCTACCATGCCTGTTTGTTTCATCTTTGCCGCGCCAAGTTCGATATTGAGCATTTCGACCACTTGGCCCAAATGCGCCGCATCGCCCTTCTTTGCTTCCATGGAAGCTTTGGCTTCCAATTCCATGATTTTCGCCGCGTTCAAATCGATGTCTTGCAGCAGTGTTGCGATCCTGATCTTGGCGTCTAACTGGAAGGTCATTTCCTTCAACTGCTGCGCCTTCTGCTTGATTTCGATTTCCATCAACTTCGGATTCGGTGCCGGTGGAAGCGCATGCGGCCCCTTCGGGTCCGGCATTACCTTGTCGATGCCAACGATCTGGTATGCCTCCATGTAGGCGCGCTTGACCTCGTACATGTCGCACTGAGCGCCGGGGATGCCGGATGCACGAAGCAGGGCTTCGGCGCGCTGCATCCTGACCGCATCCGACATGACATAAGGATCAGCCGAAGGCCGGACAGATTTTTCGTCCTCTTCATAGTCCTGCGGCTGAGCGTTGAAGGGGTTGTCCGGCATTTCGTCTAGATAGATGCTATTCAGGACGTAGAGTTTCCGGAACTCATTCTTCATGGCACGATGCGTACGCTTGAAGATGGCGCCGAATACGCGCAGGCCGTTGGCTTCCGCAATCTGCGAGGTGGATGCCGGTGTGTTCTGCCCGGGAGTCTGACCGACCTGAATGTCCGTGGCGCCGGCAACGCGCTCGCCGTAGTTGATGAGCAAGTTCAGAAGTTGGAACAGGACATTCGACGGCTCCCGCACCGGCAGAGGCACGATATTGTTTTTCAATTCGGCGCCGGGGGAATCCACCTGTTTCCATTCGTTTGGCTTGAAATACATCGTGCCGCCGCGAATCTTGATGCCGCGCCCCAAGAAACCGCCGGATGTGTTGGACATCGTTCCGGAGTCGATCAATTGATTGATCAGGGTGCTGGTCGCTTCATTCAGATGGCCTAGAAGCAGACCGAAGCCGACATCATAGAAGCCGCCATCGAACGCTGGTATGAACGGATACTTTGTGAAGCAGTGCACCGGCTCAATCCGCATGATCTGTGGAATCTTGCCTTTCGGCGTCTCGGCCCGGTAGCGGGCAAGCGACTGCCGATTTTCCAGAGTGACGCGTTTGGATGTGAAGCGAGCCACGATGCGCTTGACGATTCTGGACTGACGGTGAACCGTGACCACGTAGGGTTCTTTGTAGCCGTCTCCGTCCAAGTCCTCCCATCGGTGTTGCTCGACAAACTCACGCGGCGCGGACTTATCGGACAACGGCGGTTGTGTGCCCTGCGATGTGTTGCGGGTCACGCTATTCTGGTTGTCTACTGCGGTCGTGCTATCCGGCGGGATCGGTATATCTCTGAAAATTGCAAGGACTTCTCGCTCGTAGATGTCGTTATCGCTTAGCTTGATCTTGTGGCTGATACGGGATGCTGTCTCGAACGATTGCGTCCAGTAATCGACCACAAGATTTTCCGGCATGACCAGCCGGGATACGTTCTTTCTGGTCAGCGGGTCGAAATAGGATTTTTTGAAGGCATCGCCCATGATGGCCTGTACCAGCATGGCCTTATCCTGATTGTCCTCCCACGTCTCGTCCTCTTCCTCAAGCTGCCAGGTCATGTGCTTGGAAATCAGCTTGCCGCGCACGTTCTTGGCGCCGTCAGGGTCTGGGCCGTAGGTTCGATACTCGACAATTTCCCCCGGCGGCATCAGCAGGGCATAGGCCCGCGCATGCCACTGGAGTGCAGCGATGGTGATCAGCGGAAACTTTACCGATGAAGCACCCGGCCAAGGAAAGGATTTTTCCTCTACGACTTGGCGGGTTACTTTGATTGCTTCGTTGTTGCGTCGGTCCCACTCGACGCGGGAGTTTTCATCTAGTTCCAGCTCATCGCAGACGCGCTTGCCCAGATCCATCAGCCAAGCATCGTCCAGCATGTCGCAGACGTTGGGGGACTGAAGAATTTCTTCTAGGTTCAGCTTTGGCGATTCGGACGGCCCGGTAGCGTTGGCCTGACCGTTTACGGGAACGTTGACGACGCCTTGTTTTTCTTTCACGTCACACGGCCCATGGCTTCACACAGGGATACGCAATTCATTTCGTAGTCGGCCCAGTCAACGCCTAACGCTTCTGCCATGGGCCGCTCAATGACCTCTTCGGCGAAACGGTGCTCGGCATGATAAGGAGCCGCCGGGTCATTACCCGGTTCGGCCTCAGGATTGGTATTGACGGCCTCCCAAGCGATATCGAAAGCCATGATTTCCGGTTCAGGAATGCCGCGATGCAGGCAGACAAAAGACTCAGCCAGTTCGTGCATGACCACCAGCAATTCTTTGCGCCAGTTACCCATTTCGGTGACGCGGACCTGAAAAGTCCCGTCCGGGTCTTGCCAGTAGTCGCCGATGGTGTCGTAGCGCTGCTCGGACTGAGGAATGGCCCGAATGTTGATATTCAGACTCATAGGGCTTCAAACTCATTCTTCAGTCTGCCCAATTCTTCTTTGTCAGAAGCAGAGATTTCCGACAGCCATCTATCAGCCTGTTCTTGGGTGATGACCCCATCGCTAACCATTTCCGAGAACGGCGAGCTATACACTAATGCTTTTGAATTTAGGCGCGCCATTCTCTTCAAAATAGCGCTCGCCTTATCGTAAGTTTCGGCCTTCATTATCCTTTCCTATTACCTGATTTCATGAATATCCCACAAGTAATAGTTTTCCGCAATCATCCGCCGTATCCGCAGACGCCGCGCGCATATTCCTGCGGCCGGTCGCGCTCGATGTCCTCCTGTTCTATTTCCACATCGGTAGAGGACTCCGATACCTGATCGGCCATCATGCCGAACTGAGACATGCAATCGACCTGATCATCATGTTTGGACTTCGGAAACCGTGTTATTTCGTCCTCGAAAATCGCCCACCAATCGGCGTCCTTGTCGAATAGCCAGGAACCGGACTTGAGCATGGCCTGCACGCCCTTGCTGCGCGCTATCTTGTCCTGCCCTACCGGCTGCGGCACGGCATGGATGTTCAGGAATATTTGCCGCTTCTGCATTTCTGCATTGAGAAACGGGCTAATTGATTTCTCAATCGTGCCGCCTTCGATGATGAATAGTTGGGGATCGTAGATCTGCTGAATGTCGAACAGCTCGCCAACTATTTCCAGTCCGTCGATACGGGCGCGGCGGCAATCGACCAAGGACCAGATGCCATCCGCACCTACGCCGGCCACCAGCATGACGGTCCAGTCACCGTGGCTGCGCTTGGTGATGGCGAGATCACAGGACACATAGAAGGTGCGGCCGCGCTTGACCTGAAAGAAGCGATGATCCTGTTCCGTCATCGGCCGCAGCCAATTCTTTTTGAATAGGGTGACGGAGGCGTCTACCGGGTCATTCAGATATTCCTGCGCGTAGCCTTCCAGATTTCCATCTGCGGCGAACTCGGAGCGGATGGCAAGTAAACGTTCCTTGGGGAACATTTCTTCCCATAGGATGGCGCCGAAGTCCGGGCTATGGGCCGCATAGCGTTTGCTGTTCCAGAGGGCGCGCTTGAGCAGGTTTTCCAGCAGTGAATCGGTGTGCAGGATGGTGCCGATGATGCGGTACTTGGTCTTTCGGCTGCCGACCTGCAAAAGCGCATTCTGAAACCAGCGCTTGAACTTTCGGCGGCGGTCCGGGTTCTCCACGGACTCGTCGGTTTCCATGTCGTCCCCGATGACCCGATCCGGACGACGACCGCGCCACTTGATGCCGCGAATCTTCTGTTCGGCGCCCTTGCCTAGAAACCGGAAGATGCCGTTAGTGCATCGGACGATGATTTCGGTTTCGGTCTCCTTCAAAAACTCCGGCTGGAAGTCCTCTTTGATCGCCTCGTTTTCCTGTAGCTCCTTCTTCAGCTCGCCGATGAAGTTCTTGACCAACTCTTCGGTGGCGGTGACGATCAGAAAGAACGAGGCTTCGCCGAATAGGGCTTCGGCCAAGGCGGCGGCAAAGGTGATGCTGGTCGATTTCGCATGCCCGCGCGGAGCAGCCAAGGCGCCTTTGCTGATCGGAGCGCAATACCATTCCCACCATTCCTGGTGACAGGTTGGGATCGATACAGAATCGTCGTAACGGTCCAGCAGGTATTCGCGGACGAATCCTTCAATGACCTGTGCGTCTATACCGCCGTATTCTTCTTCACTCAAGCAGCGCAGACGGAGGGAGTTTTCCGTCCCTCAGCCAGCGTAGGGTTCCGATGGCGACGCCGGCCTTCAGGCGGATGTAGGACTTGCCGGGCGGGATGTTCTTTTGGATGTGTTCCAAGCGGGCGATTTCATCGTCGAGGGTCTTGATAGGGATTTCGCGGGTTATCACTGCTCAGTGCCGCCCACCACCTTGAGCGCCCCAGCCTTCGCCTTCTCCCGCAACTTGTTCGCCATGTTCTCCCGCGTCTGCGTCTTGTTGGCGCGGATGCTGGTCGGATTGCCCATCGCGGTCTGCCGCTTGTCGAAAGCGATTGCGGCAATAATGGCCGCGTCCTTGCCGGTGACCATCACGCGCTGCGGTCCGTCCTTGGTCATGACCTCGTTCCCGTTCTCAAGCCGATCAAGAATGACCTCTTGCGCCTTCAACTGGATCTGCGAGAACCCCGCGACCATTTCCTGTGAGTAGAACTTGCGCGCCGCCGATACGGCAACCGGCCACCAATCGGAATTGACCCATTGGTAGAAGGTGGTCAGCGGAACTTTTACTTCGATGCTGGTTGCCTTGTTGGTGCCCTTGAGCAACCAGACCGAGGCGCAATGAATCTTGAACTCCCGACTGTATGAATCCCGCTCGGCGGTCGTCGGATCATTCGCGGCTCCGACTCGACTGTTGGTATCCGGGATGGGGGACAGGTCCAGTTCGGCGTTGTCAAAGATGTCGGTCATGTCAGTGCACGGAATCCCATTGTTCTTTTGGGCGCAGCGGCTCTTCGTAGTCCATGAACGCGATATACGGTCCGCCATAGATCGTCCGGTCCATGTACTCCTTCCGGATTAGGTACTGAGAGACCGCCCGAATCGCTCGCCGGTTACGTAGTTCGCGGATAAACCTGCAATCTCGAATCACAGCCTCACCTCCACCATCAAATGCACACAAGCCGGCGTATTCGTCCCAGGCGGCATCAGCAAAGTCTGCACCTTCCACCGATCCGCCGCGTATCCGAACCTTGCGCCAGCAATCGGGTTCACTGGACGGTAGTTATAGCCTGAAGCGACGCCGGCAAACAAGCCGGCCTGCCAATGTACGCCCCAATCGTGACCGATGGCGGCATAGTTGGACTCGCGGCCTAGGCTGTTGCGAAATGCGCCTAGTTGCACATTGTACGCACTGCGCTCGCATTCGATACCGATGCCGAACGTGTTGTTGTTTGGGACTGCGCCTGTGTGTACCGACCATAGGTGTGCTACTGCCCAGACTGCGCTGCATAGTTGCATTTCCTGTACTCCTTCATTGCCTGTGCCGATAGTACGCCTGAGTTGAGGGGAAGAAAAGGCGCATTGGAAATTTTCAGCAAGACAGGAGAGAGGGTCTGTCACATTTTCACCGAATTAATTTTCCCCTCCCCCGGGGTCAGAAAACCGCCGGCCAGGTTTCCCGGCAAAACGTCTGCTCAGGCCCAGACCTTGACGCCTGATCCTGCCGGCCTCGCGTCTGGCACTTACCCCAGACGTTACCGTTCGTCGGTTTTGATCGGGGCCAATAATCTTCTACTGCGGATAATGGGGCGTTATGTTAAGTATAAATAACTATCGTCATGCGGTTATTAATAGTTTTTGTTAATTATTGGCGGTCCTCGAAGCCTGCAACTGTCTCTGCGGCCAACACATCGTACAAGCCCCTGAGATGACCGTGGCTGCACGAATACACATCTGCGCTACCCATGCCGCACCCAGCACCATTGCATCGATCTTGTCGCAAATGCGGAGGTTGTCGATTCATATCTAACGGGGTTTGAGAGGGCGACTCTGCACCCTCCAAAGCCAATCTTGTAGAGACTTGTAGAGGGTTTCACATTAACGGCGTATATACGCAACTATACGTGTTCGCGCGTGGTATACGTCTCTAATATCAAAGTCTCTACAACCCTCTACAAGAATTTACAAGCTATTGATTTAAAAGGTCGTATTTCTTGAGGTCTATACCGAATGCTGTCGGATAGCCTCCATAACTGGCACATCGGATGCCACGACTCTCCAACTTCTCTTTGAAGCTCTCCTGACTAATCACGTACTCGCCTTGATTTGTGGCATAGGCCGAATAGCTCTTATAGAGCGCTGAAGTTCGTCCGCGTGATTTCGCATCCCTTGTGCATTCTTGGTCGATCCATACGGCCAAGGTGTCTTGCTGAGACAAATACTCCGCTGTAGCGTCTTGGACACACTTCGGGGCCTTCAACCCTATTTCCAGCCACTCCAAGCAGCCTTCAACACACCACCGCAATATCCCGTCATGCTCGGCTTCAAGCTTCAGGATCAACTTGGGGTCTCGATCCTCTGGCGGGATCGTGTAGGTGAACGGGATCAAGTTCATGCGGGCTTTAATCGCCTCATCCACATTCCGTAGCCGTGGCTTATGGTTCCCAGCGATAATAATCTTGAACTGTGGTACGAACTCAAAGAAATCTTGCCGCATGAACCTGGCGCTGATCTTGTCGCCTCCAGTGAGCGCCTTAATACGCGACTCAGCCCAGCGCTTGCCCTGTTCCGTCTCCTGGGCGCAAACCATCCGGGCGCCCATCAATCCGGCAAGTTCTGTGGGGTGCTTGGTCCCTTTATCCTCGGTAAATACGTCCATTCCAGCAGTTTGCGTGTAATCTCCTAGAACATTTTGCAAAACTGAAAGAAAAGTACCCTTGCCATTGCGCCCAGTGCCATACAAGAAGAACATTGCATGATCCCGCGTGCTGCCGGTCAGACAATATCCGCAGATGCGCTTCAGGAACCCTTCAAGCTCTCTATCTCCCTGCGTAACAACATTAAGGAAGCCCAGCCATGCCGGACAGTCGCCGCCTAAAGATGCCCCGGTGACTTTTGTAAGATGTTCGGTTCTTTCGCTCGGCCTTAACACCCCACTGGTTAAATCAATAATTCCGGATGGAGTATTAAGCGCCCAAATGTCTTGGTCCCACTGATCCGGCTTTGATGCGTGCACCCTGGATGCTTTGGCGATCTTCTCAACATTGGAAATCGTCTTGGCTGAGCCGTAAATCAGCGGCACTATCGCCCGTTGCCTCTCTGAAATGGATTTATCGTAAGTCGCAGCATCTGCAATGCGCGTGCAGGTCTTTTTAATAAGGTCATAGGCCAAAAGCGTGTTATCCCGGCGCCATCGGATCCCATCCCACTCCATCCAGCGGCCCCATTCGCTTACATATTTCAAGGAATCTGCTTTTGATTCCGCGAATTGATTGGCCGCCGAAACTTCCGTGTATTTGGCTGGAAGGGGTTCTTCGTTAGGGTCAAATGGCGGCGCATGTTCTCGCGCCTCGGTGCCTCCTACAACGCGGGGTTTCCGCGCCCGTTTCGGCTTATCCGCAGCTTGAGGGGTTGCATCAGTGCCGCCGGTTGCATCAAATGGCGGTTCATTCATAAAACTGACTTATTCTTATTCAAAGCGAAGGCTCCTTATGGCCTTCACCCTTTCGGCGTCAGCCTCTCATGTAAATCAGCTACTACCTGCGACCCCGCGATGCCCCTGAGAGGGTAGGGCGGAATTGCGGACTCCTGGGCGGCGAAGGGGATCAGCCTTCAGCCGCAGGGTTCACCGACACGGTTTTATTCTATTCTCACTTCAAGCCGCATTCAACTCTAAATCTCCGAATCGCCGCCTCATACTCCTGCACCGTAAACTCCATCCCAGCGCGCGCCTCGATCCAATCCCGGCGCATATCCTCGAACCGGAGTGCCTTCTGTAGGTCGATCTGGCTGCATCCGGCGCGCGGCTTCTGCTTGAATTGGCGCCTCATGGCAATTTCAGCCCGTCGAGCCAATGCGTATTGCGCATTCCGCCGCGCTGCCAGTCGCCGAGTTCTTCGTCTTTGTCGCCAAGCCATAGGCCTAAATTGCCGGTAACGGTCAACGTCACCACTTCTACATCTATGGGTGGATCACGGTCGCTAACCCAGCGGATAGCCGGAGTCGTATAAAGTTCGGCGCCATTCGGGAGTGAATCCAGCATCTGCAATTGGCCGGGGCTTGTTACCATCAACGAGTACAACCCATCATCGTGCCGTTTGAGGAATGCAACAGGCGATTGATCAGTTGCTGGAACTTCTTCGTTATTCATGTCCAAGCCTCAATTCGTACGGCATATTGTTTCGGTTTTCCACGCTCCTGCGCATATTGCCAAGACACACGCGGGTCATTGTCCTTGATGCCCATTCGATCCGCCAAACCATCGCGCAAAGCCTTGCAAGCTGATTGCATGTTATCGCCATCGAGAGAGCGCGGGGCAATGCGGATGATTTGGACTGTACATGGCAACTGTACCGAATCAATCTCCGTTTCGGCCCCCGCCGCGCGATGAACTTTAGTGCGTTTCGATTTCTTGCTCCAATGCTCGCGCAGATTGGCTACCGAATCCAGGCGCAACGGAAGCTCCACCGAATAACTTTGAAAACTTCTGAAATTCTGCTGCTTGGGATCGGCAATCCGTTTCTTATACGCTGCGTACTCCGCTTCCGACCATCGCGCGCTAGCCATTTCCAATCTCCCGCCACGATTTAGCGGCCATGGGTTAGGGTGTCGATGGGGCGGCAGACACTTGCATAACCGGAATATCTTCCAGCACTTCAATGCTGCCGTCCTTATTGACAATGACTTTGCCGGCAATCCAGCCCTGCACCAAAGAGACAATAGCCAGATATTCCTGACTCGGCGTCTTGGTGATTTCCTGCCCCGGTCGATAATATTTCCAGACACCATCCCGCAGCGGTTTCGGCAGCTTGAACCAATGCGGAGCGCATCCCCACATCTTCGGAGGAACCTGTTTATTGCATCCGGGCCAATGGCAAGTATGGCTCATTCTTCCCCCTCAAAGTAATTTTCGACGCAGACTTCGCAAATTGGGCCATCTATCTGATCTTCCGAATTCAGACCGAAACGTTTGCAAAGAGCTATGGATGATGTACTGCCGAGTGCGAATGTCTCACCTATTGCAGACCAGCGCGCAAATTTTCCACAACCGCGAGGACGAGCATTTCGGACAGCGCGCTCTACTAATGCAGTATCAGAAATATCCATCACTCCCTCCCCGCAACGCCGTCTGTTTCGGTGGGTGCATCTGGCCCAAACATCCAGTGTGTAGGCGTCCAACCTAAATCCTTTTCGACGCTGCACATTTCTTTCTTGTCGTCGTAAGTGGTCCAGCCGAATTCCTCGTTCCACCATGAATCCGGGATACGGATTGCATATGACTTGCCGTCAACGAATGTATCCTCTCGTACTGCCCAAAGATCAATAAAGAATCTATCTTTCGGCGCACTCTCAATCGGCTTCCACTCGTTCATCTCGCCTCCCTAAACTCTGCGTCACTCTTCATAACATGTGTGTCCATATCCGCCGAAGTCGCGGGTTTGGCGGGCGGATCGGTAGGCTGATTCAGCTTCACCGGCCCACCAGTAATAGAATGCTCGGATATCCGCGTCCGTGTGATCGCGGACCATGCGGGCCATCTTCCAGAAGGTGCGAGCGCGCCTCATATCGCCTAGATAGGAAGCTATGGTCTGAGGGTGCAATTCCATCATCGGCACGCCATAGCCGCGTTGCCAGTACCAAGGGATACCATGCGCCAGATCTGGACGTGGCAGAATATCGGGAGGATTGGCAGCAGCGAGGCGGCGGGGCAAGCTCATACAACCACCGTAACTCGGTCAGACGCTCGTGTGATGCCCGTATACAAATGCCGCTGCGCATCTTCACGGAATGTAGCCGACTCATCGAATAGCATCACATTAGGCCACTGAGAGCCTTGAGCTTTGTGAACCGTCAAAGCATAGCCAAAATCGAACTCGTCTGACTCGCGCCGTTCCCAATATTGCAAACTCTTTTCCTTGCCCTTAAAAAATTCCTTTCGTACCATCACAGATACTTGCTTGTCGCTTCCTTCCGGTTTCAATGCCATTATCATATCTTTACCGGATTCCTCTGCCTCTAGAGTTTTCCAAAGTGATCCATTGAGCAGGCCTTTTTCGCGGTTATTACGCAAGCAAACCAGCTTGTCACCCGTCATCGGGTAATCGCCTGCAAACCATTTCAATTCACGGATACGCTTATTCAGACTGCGGCGCGTGTTGTTCATGCCGCATAGCACTTGATCGGCGTCCGCCACCATCCGCTGTCCGACACGGCTACGCGGAATCACACGGCTTTCACCATAGGCGCCGTATTGCAAAATATCACCGGCACGAATATCCATACTCATGCGAATGATAGGATTGTCAGCGGCCTGACGGTGAATTTCCGACAGCATGAAGTCGGGATTTTGCGCGGTGAAAAATCCGGTTCCTTTGACGGGCGGCAACTGGAATGGATCGCCAATGACCAAGACTTTTTTGCCGAATGAGAGAATATCCGCGCCAAGTTCATCATCCACCATTGACACTTCATCTACGACAAGCACGTCGGCGTCGCGCATTAGGCTTTCGCGGTTCAACTTGAAAATCGGCTGCCCGCGTTTTTCCTGCTCAAATTTGTAGATGAGACTATGGAGTGTACTGGCTTCGGCGCAGCCTTTAGACCTCAAGACGAGGGCTGCTTTGCCGGTGAACGTAGCGTATAAGACTATGCGCGCCATCTGCTGCACTTCTTTGGCAATCGTCGTCTTGCCAGTACCGGCGAAACCAAAAAGACGAAATACCTGATCGGATTTATTTCCAGCCTTTAGCCATTTTTCAATTTCAGCCAAGGCATCAGATTGTTGCGCCGACCAACTCACAATTCCGCCTCATCCTTCCCGCGCGGGATAGAGGTTTTGGGAACATGCCCATTCGGGGAAGTTGGTTTATATAGAGCATCGAATGGAGTCCACCCCAAGTTTAGCCTATTGATTATCGTGGGCGCCTTTATGCCGCTTTTCCGAGACCATTGAGCCATGCTCAATTTTTCTCCCTCAAATTCAAGATAGCGGTTTCTTGATGTATTGTTTTGTTGAGTTATCGCATCAGCGAAATAGCAATTGGACGGGCCATAATCTTTAGTGCCATTTTTTCTTTCTATTGAAAGCCCAAGCGCATACCCATTCTCTGAAGCCCATTTATAGAAGACAGAACGAATATGCCACTCCGAGCAGACGCCTATTCCTTTAGCGCCGTAATATTTGAAATGATCGCATTTTTGGTTGTAACACCGCCTATGCATATTGCTGAATAGAATCGATAATTTTTTCCCATACTGATATGGGATGCGGCGCCTTTCTCTTGCTTCTTTACAGTTATTAGCGTGGGCCAGTTTTGCCAAGCAACCACAGCTTTTTTGGGATCTTTTGCGCAGCCGCCAACTAGTTGTCAGTGCAGAGCCGCCGCATTCGCATTTGCAAAACCATTTGATATGCGTTCTGCCCTTGGCGTTCTTTTCTCTAACCATTTTTACAACGGTAAGAAGCCCATAGATTTTGCCGGTCTGATCTAAAAAGTCAGATCTCATTTCGGGCAATTCCATTTCGTTCATTTCTGCCCCCGAGAAACACGCTTATCTTTGGCTTTAGCCTCTAACTCTCTGTACAAATCCACGCATGCACGGACGATACGCGACTTTTCTGCCGGATCAGTTGCCGTTTTCAGTTCCTGCAACAGACCGTGCAATTGTTCGTTGAATTCGATCATTTCGCCTGTCTCTGCGCTAGTCTAACCGCCTCAGTCACCCGATCCGCACGCAATAGGGCGGCAATCACACGATCCTCAATACGAGGCGGCAGTTCATCCGGCCAGCCATATATAGCCTGATGCTTAATCCCAATGGCCTGAGCCAGATTCAGGACTGTCCCGAAAAACTTGATAGCGCGCGCTTTCTCCATAATCCGAGTATGCCAGCAGGATAATGCTTGCGCAACTATAGTTAAATTGTCCGAATAGAACAATGAAATATGCTTGCAAGTGCAATTGCAAGGCGATAGGATGGCCTCACTGAAGTGATGCATATCTACGGAGCGCCCATGAAGACCGAAAGCCAGTTAGCCGAGAAAATCGAAGCCTGCCGCCGAGCGATGGTGGATGCGGCAAATTCCGGTGATTACGAAGCGTATATCTACGCCGAGGACTTGCTGCTCGGCGCGGAACAGGATATGTACGAACTCACCGCATAATCACTGAAGAAGCAGAACGAATTGGAGAAGGCAGATGGCGAAGAGTGTTACATGGCGCATTTGGAGCAGAAAACGGAATGCCTATTTCTCCGATTTCGTAGTTGATGACCGCAGCCATACCCACGGGGAGTGGGAGGATAAAGCGCATCGCGCGAAATCATTTTCTACCTTTGATACCGCAACTTTATTCATGCGCTCGTTATCGTATGCGGATTGCGAGAAAGTCTCGGAATACGAAGTATTGGAATGCACCGCCGCCTAACCGCCCGCACTGAGGGAGTAGAAATGAACCGCCAAGCAAACGTCCATTCAACAGTGATCGAACAGGGCCATTCCATTCTCTGCATCGACTACTGGCTCTCCCCTTTCGACGCCGATGACTTCGATATCCGCCGAGTTGAAATGCTCGGCGACAAGAGGGCGCGGAATCTGCTGGGCGCGTGTCAGAGGCACAAACCGTGGATGGATTTGTGCGTGGCGGCTGTTGTGAGGCAGATCGGTATCGACGGGTGAGCACTGTTCTGGTCAATGGCGAGATTCTAGCCAAGCGCGGCGTGTTCAAGGCGTTCCGCGAATGGATCAATGCCACGTATTCCGATCAGCATATGTTTGCTCTTCAGAATAAAGGAATTTGGCGTGCCGGTGATCGCAACCAATACGGCAATCGTACCCGTCTCTATGGCGATTGGCTCTACCATCAAGATCGCGGCATGTTCAATGAATGGCTCTGGCGTGCTTTGCAGGGGCGAGATTGCGAAGGATTCGATTACAAAGCATGGCTGGCCGATTAACCGACACCACCGCAGCACGAGGGGAAAATGATGAGTGAACATACAGCGACGCCGTGGCATGTGGGCCTGCATAACCGCGTAATCGGCGCTACGAGTCAAAGAGTCGCCCTGTGCGATGACAACGAACTGACGGCAGGTTCTGCGAACGCGGCCTTCATCGTCACAGCCTGCAACTCCCACGCCGCCCTCACCCAGCAGCGCGACGAACTGGCGGCGGCTTTGGAATTCTATGCCGATTCAACTCGCTATCAGGGGCCGAATCAGCGGGCGAATGGATCGGATAAATTCACGCAAGAGGGCCAGCCATACCGCATGGATGCAACACGAGACGGCGGAGACATCGCCCGCGCCGCACTGGCCAAGGTCAAGCCGTGAGCCGCCATCTTCCTGATCCAGTCGAATTAAGCGAGAGCCGAATCGACAGGCTTGAAGCTCTCTATATCGATGACCGGACCTGCATGCTCTGTCAGAAGCGCGTGGATTACGAACTGATATGCATGAGTCATGATGGGCCGGCCATGTGCGAAGAGTGCGCCGGTATAGCACCATGACCCACCTCTTCGCCGCCTACTTCATCGCCACCGCTATCACCTTCTACGTGCATGTGTTGCGGGATATTCGCACGCAAGACCGGACCCGATAAACTCCCCCTGTCGGTTCCGATGATTGGCCCGGCTTTGTCGGGCCTTTTTTATTTTGGCGCCAGATCTACCCGGTATTCTCTCTCGAATTCACGACAAGCCCGCTCCCACTCCGCCTGCGCCTTAGTCCAGGCGGAATCAGGCAATGCACCGCGCTCTCTCAGATCGCGGGCACGGCGGTAGACTTCGGCGGCTTGGTCGTGGGCGGTGAGGTGGGCGGAGTTATCCGGCACCGACATTCTCCGCAAACATCCGCGCTGACTCCGGCCCGGCATAAACGAAACCCGCCGAACCCGCCGAACCCGCCGAACAGAATAACGATCCGCGCCTATGGTTAAACGGGTATCCGTGACAGCTACAGGTCGTGTCCTTGGCTTCCTTGCCGCTGGATCGGTACTTGTCTACGCACAGATGTCCGTCGCATGCCGGACACTTGGCCCACTTGCGGATGACGTACTGATCGGGATGTTTAGCGCGGTGGAAACGATGGCCGTACAAGCGGCAGTTGCGATGACGGCAGCGGACGGAATATCCGCGCTTATATCTGACGCCGCGCTGGACTCTCACGGTTTCCAGAGTCCGAGCCACCAAGCGCCCGCCAACACAAGCAGAACTATGGCGGTTGCGGCGCAGATGATGGCGCAGACGGTTAGGGCGAGGATCATGCGGCCACCAGTCGAGTTTCATGCGCACCAGGTCCGCGCCAGACCACAATGCAACTATCGCAAGATCCGGTGAAGCCGCCGCGCGTGCCGTCGAGCCTCATGAACGAAACGCGCTTACGGATGCATCTTACCTCTACCGCCTCACCGATCACGCAGGAATGCCACCAATCGCCTCGGCAACGGAACGGGATCAAGGCAACGACGATCTTACCGGGCCGCGCCTCGGCTCTCATGCGGCGTACACACGGCGCTAACTTGTGGCCATAGGGCGGATTTGCAAATATGACTTGTCCGTCCCATTGTTCAGGCGCTAAGGCATCCTTCAAATAGCGCGGCACTCTCTTGGTTTGTTCGTCGGCAAAGGCGTCCAAGTCGAACCCGAACTCAGCATGCAACGGATCGAATATCTCCGGCGGCGTCTGCCACCGCTCTTGCTGGTTGTCGGTCACTTCGGCATTCCCCAAGTCATCACCGGGATTGGCATTGCGCAAAGGAATTCAACGTAAGCGCGACCTTTATCGGTCAGGTGCCATTTCGGCTCCTGAGTGGGGTTCACCTCAAGCAATTGCATATCGGCCAGTTCAATAATAAACGGCTTTTCGGGGATACTACCGGCATCAATTCTGCCCGCTTCATTCTTGAAGTCGTCTGGCGAATATAAATAGTGAAGCATGATGCGGATTTGGAAGGGGCTCATTTTGGCAACCAGGCCTTGGGGATTTCGACTTTCTGGCGCATAAACCAATCCCGCATCCGCATCATCCCCTCTTCCGGTAACTCGTCCATTGCCAGCCATTTATAGAGTGTGGGGCGACTGATGCCGAGCGATTCGGCGGCTAATGCCTTATTGCCCTGAAAGTGCGAAACGATGCGATCTGGATTCATGGCCGGAATCTACCACGTAAAAATAATTGCGTAAAGGGCTTGACAGTGACGCGTAAATGGATTTACAGTTGGTCCTACACACCGCCACCCAACGCAGCCGGAGAAGAGAATGAATGAGGGGAAGGAAGTCGTAACCAGTTACAAGGGCTTCGATGCGGACATGAAGTGCCGTGGATTCGCCTATAAAGTCGGCGAAACCTATACGCATGCCGGCACAGTCTCCAAATGCAATTCCGGTTTCCATGCCTGTGCCTATCCGCTGGACGTGCTGGCCTATTATCCCGCAGCCGGTTCCAATTTCGCCGTGGTCGAACAGGCCGGCACTTTGGATCGCGCCACGGACGATTCCAAGATTGCCAGCTCGTCCATCAAAATCACGGCTTCCATCGGTCTGCCGGGACTCATCAAGGCAGCGATTGAGTACACTTTCAGCCGAGTAAATCCGGCAGTAGGCGATAACAATAAGGCCGACAGTGGCGCGGCCTCGAACAGCGGCGACAGTGGCGCGGCCTCGAACAGCGGCGACAGTGGCGCGGCCTCGAACAGCGGCGACAGTGGCGCGGCCTCGAACA